AGTAAAAATATTATACTATATAATACAATTACTACAAGAATACAAATTACTACTACAAACCATAGATTGTCCTTTAGAATAGCAAAAATATAATCGTACATATCAGCGTTTAATACTTTTGTAACCACTGGTTCAGATTCGGAATTATCTTGTATAAGTGTACTATTTCTCCCAGAAGTTAATAAGTTTTTATTCGGAGTCGATTGAGAACTTATTAAACTTATAGAAATAAATAATACGGTGATACAAGTCACCAGAAATTTTTTCATGACTCGCATATTTATAAATCCTCATTATACTATAATGTCAAAATAAAAATGGTAGGTTTTAAACCTACCATTTTCTAAAAGTTATGAATAAATTCTATAGCTTAGTTCAAGTGTATTATTCTCTCTAGATACAGAATAAGGATCAAAAGTAAGATGAGAGAAAAGCTCTGCATCAAGAACTTCTGAGTTCTGTACACTATTAGAATAATTTGGATCAGTTTGACTTAGATCTTCAACGATACCAATATTACCATTAGACATGCTATATCCTTCAAGACCAGTAATAAGACCAATTTCACTAATAGATGCATTAGCAGTTGTACCATCCATATTCTGAAACCAATCTTTGAATTCTGTAGAAGAAATATTAAGTTTAAGATCAATGTAGTTTAACTGAGTTTTATCTCCCTTAAATTTATTTATATATCCAGGTGTTTCGATATTAAGATCTGGTGCAGTATCACCCCAAGATGGATTATACATAATTTTATCAACCACCATGTTAATACCATCAAGACTTTCAAATTGAATCTTCTTGAAATATGCACCATACATTCCTGCAAGTGGGTGATTATTAGAATACTGCACAATTCCTTTATAAAGAGTACTATCAATTTCTGACAAGTCATTCTTTATAATAAAAGGAATCATATGATAAAGTCTACTGTTTGTTGCATGTGGTGGATAAGCTTGACTAAGAACAGTTCTATTTACAGCTCCATCGCCAGCACACCAATATGCTACTTTTCTTCGTCTAAACAATGCTGGATTATTACGTGGTAGCATTGAAGCATCTGTAATCCAACGTGGTTTAATAATTTCAACATTTGCTGCATTATTACCAGTATTCTGATCAATTTCACCCAATACATTATCGTTAATAAAAATGTGTTGATTTTCTACATCTGGTTTTACAGGGAAAACATATTCAAGAAGTTGTGTTCTTCCAGGCAATGCTGTTTGATTATGAATTACTTGTTGTTCTACAGAACCATCATGTTTACAGTTTTTAGCTGTTATAACGATTTCTGTATTAAAACCAGTACTATTATTTGTTTGTAATTGATCTCTTGTAATAAGACCATCGCTAAATTTAACTGTCTTTTTCATAATATACCTTTTCTCCTGAAGAAGATTTAATTTTTAGAATTCCATGCATTCCTAAATTATCAGTTATTTGATATTTAGAATGTGTGGATATGGATTCATCAAATCCAAGATTTCCTACAAATGATTGTTTCATATTAAAACTATTTTCATAAGTAAGAGGATCGTCTATAATATATTCGTTTGTTTCTGCATCATGTGTAATATTATTATTAATTGCCGCATAGAAAGAATCTTCGTTTCTAGAACTATACGAATGTTTTATTTTTATTTCATCGTCATAATTAATTTTATAAGTAGATGAAAAACCTTCACCCAAATTAACTCTATCTTTAAATTTATCAGTATAGTGCGAATATAAAGGATTGTAAAATAATTGTAAATACATTCCTCCTTGATCACCACCAAACGAATAATTATAGTTTATAGAATATAATTGTGAGAAAACAGATAAGAATTCATCAAACAAAAGTTTCATATCTTTAATGAATGAATCATCCGATTGAATAGTGGTTTTACCACCATTTGCTCCGCTATTACCAGCATAAATTAATGGTGAGAAAGAATCTGTTACCCATGTTTTAAATGCGTCATTTATAGTATTTTGTACATAAAGTACATCAGATAAATATATCAAACCATTATGAGACGGTATATTTTTATAAATAAAATCTATTAAACCACTAGATTTTACATGATCTATATATTCAGAGAATTTCGTATATCCTTTAAAAATAAAGTTTATAGAATTATTGGTTCTTGATTGTTGTAACATATATTGCCAAGCTTGATATTCTCTAAAATCGTACGATTTTTGTAATTTCTTAGTTATTTTTTCAATAAGATTAGGATATTGATTTTTGTAATCTAATACAAGTTCAGCAAATGTTGTATTTTTATTAACTTCACCCAACTGTTTTCCTTCTTTATAATATCTAAAATGAACTAAGAAGTCATCTATTTGTTCTTTATAATTAGTAAGGTGTTTTATATCATCTTTAAGACAATTTTCCATAGTTAATATACCTTTTTCACTAACTCTACCTAATGAATCTTTCATATCAACGAGTCTAGCTGTAGGTATATAATTTCCATCTATATCGACATCTTCTAATAATGCTTCAAATAATTCTGGATTCTCTTTTATAAAATCAACAACTTTCCAAGATGCTATTTCTGGAGAAATATCCATAACTTTAACTGGTTTACCATTTATAATTATAATATTATTCTCCAATTCATTTATATCTACAGAAAGCAATCCCATTTTTCTGAATACTACAGAGCTAGTAATAACACATTCATCAGTACAAATTGTATCAGCGTCATCAAAACGTCGTTGTAACACAACATCTTCAACATATTTATGCCCTTCATTAGTAAAACCATTTGATGTTTGATTCATAATATTTGGATTACCAATACAATTTTTTGCATTTTTCATTTGTTGAGTCCAACAAAGTGCTGCAAATAAACCAGCTGGTGTAACAGTATAAGAATCAAAATTTAATTTTATCTCAAAAAATTCATCAGAGTTATTATCATATAATGTTTTTAACATCATATAAACAAGATCTCTTAAAGTTCTCTGTGATTCTTGTACATCTATAGTTTTTGTCAAAGTTATATATTTTGTAAGAATTGAACTAAAGTTTGTTGAAAGCAATTTATTTGCGATTAACTTTCTTTTATTAATTTTTTTAGCTTCAGTATTATCATCTTTAGTTATTCCACCCCACATATCATCATCTTTAACAAAATCATAATATTCATGATATGAATCTGATGTAGTAGACAATTCATTAATTGATAAAGCAGGAACTTCGCGAAATACTAAATGTACAGAATTTTCCAATCCTTGTGTCGTATCAATTTCGATACTTGAATCATCGCCAGTATTATATTTTTTCTCAAGATAATATCTTTTTAGCTCCGAATTAGGATCTTGTAAGATCTTATTCATGATTATTTCTAGTACATAATTGTTTCCTTTATTTGAAATAAGCTCATTTAAATTTCTTACAATACGTTGTTTAATATTAATATCAGATATTTTTGTCAATGATTCATAACCATATGAAGTAAGAATATCGTCACAGTTTTCTTTTGTATAAATACCAACTGAATAACGTTCGATATAAGAATTCGAATAATTTATAACAGTATAATACAAAAGATTTTGTATCATTAAAAGATTATACAAAGGTTGTTTAGAATCAAAACCAGAAATATAATCTAATAATACTTGTTTCTTAGCTTTATCATATGCTTTGAAAAAATAAAAAAGTTCTGTACTAGAAAGTATTGTTTCATCATATTTAATGATAGAATAATTTTCCAAAGATCTTAAATAAAATGGTGTAAGATCTGTACCAACAAAACGTAAGAAATATTTATTTGGATATTTCTTAATAATTTCTTCGATATGATTCTGTAAAATATAATACGTATATGTTAATGGTAATTTTTTTTTATCTATATTTTCAACATTTGTATAATTCAAATAATAAAATGCTGGAGCTAAATATTCTTCTTCACCATTTTCATTTATAGTAGTCCAAGATTCAATATAACCTAGAGAAATAAAATTATTCTCTAAAGTAGAATCATCTTTTTTAAAATATACTACTTTTGGATCTGGAGGTTGAGATAGATCAGTAACTTCACTATAACCTTCTATTCCAATATCTTTATTTATCACATAAATAATTTCTTCAGACGGCGGTGCTTTTCCTAGAAATTGCCTATAATACAAATTTTGTTCTTTATAAAAATAAATTCTTGCTATTCTTAAGCCTTTAAGATAATCTAGTATGAGTTTATCTTTATTATCTTTCATCTTCTCTAATGTTGATGTACGATAATTAGTTATAGTGTTTAAAATAGCTTCGTTAAATTCATATTCATGTATAACACTCATTATATAAATATAGACAGTATTTTTGTAATTATTTCTATCTTCTAGTGTATAATCTGAAAACGAATCTGTTGCAGTATAAGCACCGTGATATTTTATATATTCATATAATGATTCTGAAGTTTCGGCTTTTCTGGCTTCGTATTCATTTTTAATAACTAAAGAGCCCATGAAATCAGCAACTTTAGTCAATTCGATAACACCTTGCCTCGATCTATATACTGATTCAAAACTCATGTTTTTGCTCCTGGTTTCTTTTCTACGAATTTAATATCATATTTTGTAAATATAGGTTTAAACATATTCAATGTTTCTTTAGAGTTAATAGCATATTTACTAAAATAAAGTTTAAGATCAGCTCTGTTTTGTGGAGAAAAGTATTTTCCGTATTCTTGAATAAAACCTAACAGATTACCAAAAGTCATATCCATACTTATAAATGGAGCCAACTTTTTATTATCCATAGATTTATGAACTGATTCAGATAACATAACAGTTTGAACTAATTTACGCTTATGAAGATCTAAAACTTCTGCAGCTATGTCAAATGTATTTATATCTAAATGATTTGTCAAATATTTTTCAAGAACTATACTAACGTAATCGTATAATGTAAATATAGGTCCATGATGCATTTCTATTTTAGTTTTATCACCTTTCTTTGAATCTATATTTCCAAATACAGCACAATGAGTTAATCCTAAATCACTTTTCAAATAATTTATATATTTCTTATATAGTTTACTAGTTCTTACTATCTTTTCTACACGTTTTATAAAAGAAGTACGTATTTTAGGATCACTAAGATCCAAATATGATTTTTCAAATGGTAAATAATAATATTTAGAATCTTCCATAGAAATAACTATATTTCCGTTTTTTGTTTCTTTAGATACCAAATTTACCATTTTTGTCGTAGAGATTTCATTAATATTACGCATATTTAATACCTTTCGTATATAACATTGTCGCCTATTAAACAAAAAATAAAAAAAAATAAATCCCTACTAAGACCCTTTCAGATCTGTTCGGGTTTCGTTAAATAACAAGGAGTTTCTTGAACTCCCTCTCTTCTACTTCTTCGATATCTTTTTCAGACATCATTGTTTTTCCATACATTATGGTTGAGACAGATATAAGTCCAACCATTAAAGCAAAAATTATAAATAAAGTTATCATTTTTCCTCCTGGGAGTATATTTTATCTCCCTTCACTAATACAATATATAGATAACACCCAAATATTTACCAGAAATAAAAAATAAAGAGTGGGGTAAATCCCCACTCTTATTATTAAATCTTATAACTGACTATTCCTAATGTATTCACTGGAACACGTTTAGGAATTCTAGTCATATCAGAAGAACGAATATTTTGCATAGATATTTGCGATGTTGAATTTCTACCGATTAAAATACATTTATAATCTTTATCTTTAGTATTAACTAGATTGATATTTGTCATTTTATATCCAGATCCAAGATCAATCAATTTCTTTGCTTTATTTACTCTATTCGTTTCTTCTAATAATT